GGCTTTGAATTAATAAGTAGTAATACTTTACTCTTTACTTTTTCAAGTTCGTTAAAAGACATATTCTCGTATTCCGATACCGAAATGTCAGTAAAGCTCGAAGCTATCTGAATTATCTTATCAATGTTTTCTAAACTAGAAGTTCTAATGTTTTCGTATTCGATAAACTCCTTTATTGTTAAATTGTTTACATTTGTTGGAATCATATATATATAACGTTTAAAATTTTACTTTTGTTTTCCGAACCATTGGTTAGGATTTATATTCATTATTCAAATCAGTTGGTTACAATTTGTAGCCAACTACTCAAAGTCCATCCAGTCCGATAAGCTACTTAACTTATTCATTGCCAAATATCTAATCGCATCAATAGCATGGTTATTGTCATCTACAGGGTTCTGCATTTTATTTCCATCACGATCTACATCCCAACAATAGTTTCTAAGTTCCTTAATTAAGTTAGTGCTATTCTCAGTTACCTTAAAATGTATTTCTTGTAATAAAGATATTGAAGCTCTAATACTATCGGGTCCTTTCTTTGCTGGACTAACCGAGAAACCTCTTCGCCTTAAATCTTCAATCGACTTAGGTTCGGCACTATCAGCAATGATATCTGAATATTCCGATACTCCGAGTTTAATTAGTTTGTCAATAATATCGCTGTTAGTTAGTTTAGTTTGATATATCAATTCATCGAAGTAATATTGTTGCCCGGATTTATAACAAGCTACTAAAGCTGTAGGATCATTTGAGTAACCCCAGTCTAAAGAATAAGCAATCAATTCAGCATCCTTAGGTATGGAAGGAGCAATGGACCAATTCTCAAAGACCGTACCTTGTAATGTACCGATTTGCCCTAAGCCATAAACCTTATACCAATTCTCCCAATATTTACTTGTTTTAGCTTTCTCTTTTGCTTTCTCAATTTCCCTAACTATTGATTTATCTAATGCTTCATTATCTAAGTAGGTAAGGATAACCATTTCGGAATCAACATCATTAATCAATTCTTTATCCACCCAAAATTCAGAAACAGGATTGTAATCTAAATAAATAAACTTTCGTGTTCTTATTGCTAATTGATAGTAGGCCTCCCAAGTTATATTATTACACTCGTTTACAAATAATACATCCCTCCGAGCACCCCTTAATTTACTTTCACTATCCGCACTAAAGAACTCAATATAAGAACCATTTTGAAACGTATAAATTAAACTTGACTTATTAAAGCTGGCATCATTATACAAACCGACTAAGTCCATTATTTTTAAAAAGTCTCTTAAGGCACCACGTTTTAAATGTGGAATGGTTTCAGCAACTATACTTATTTCGCTATTAGCTTCGTTGTAAGCGTGAGTAATTAGAAAGGGTATAATACTAAATGTCTTGGAAGCTGAAGTACCTCCACGAACAATTCTAACCCTTTTTTTGAGTTTAAATATCTTCCGCTGAGCTGTCGTCTTTATCAACATTCAAATCTATTCCTGGGAATATAGGATATTCAGTTATTGTTTGATTTACTGTTTGAGCTGGTGAGCCATAGCCACTATCCATTAAAGCATTGTAAGCGTTTACATTACCATCCCTTGCCCTTTTTATAATTGCCAAAGTAATTAAATCTTCTTGAGTTAAAAATTCATCTTGACCTGTTAAAGGATTCTTTAAGTTTTGATTTACCTCTAACCATTTCTTAACTATTGTAGCTCGGTTTTTACTTCCCTTTGGTCTGCCATTTGGATTACCACTTTCGCCTTTTTCCCAACGTGGTTCGATATCTTTATTTGCCATTTTATTAGTTGTATTCTCGTTGTTTATTTGAGCGATAGGGTGGTACTGCCCCCCTTCTTTAGTATGGAATACTAACACATTACTTTTATGCTTCTATCGCTTGTCTTGATGCCAAAGTTATTTTTTCTCCTTTATACATTCCCGCACCCATTTCATCTATTTTGCTGAATGGTATAATAGGAACTGTTATTTTGCAAGTTTTATCAATTAGGTAAATATATCTTAATTGTTTTCCTTCAATTGCTTTAGCTCCATTCTTTTTCCAATACCCTGCACTTTGTCCTATTGTTTTATAATTTGAATTATTTAAAGTTTTATCCGCCATTATTTGTCCATTTGGCATTAATAGCATAGTTGTATTTTGTTTTATTCCTGTAAGTTGGAATCCACTTGCTCTATAAATTGTACCATCCCCGCATTGGCAACCATCTGCATAAGAAATTATCCATTTTATATGCGGTGCATTTTTCTTTAATAATTTTATACTAATTGCTATGCATCTACTTTCAGAATACTTTGGCAAATAATTATCAAATGCCATTCTATTTAATTCTAACATTTCATTCCATAAACAAGGTTTAACTAATGTTATTATGCTACTTTTCTGCATACTACATCCATAACTCATTACTCCATGCAATTTTTCATCTAAGAAGCAACCAAAGTGTAAAGTGCTATTTGGTACTACCTTACCGCTATAATGGTTTTTCTTTACAAACTCATTTGCAATCTTACTTGGAATTACTTTAACGATTATTTCCTTTGCTCTGCCCATTGCATAATTATTAAATATAAAGCATTGCCATTACTATTTTCATTACCCATAGTTTCGGCATATTTATATTCATCGGTTTGTTTAATGTCTGCTATTGCATTTTTTATTTGAGTAGCTTGTTCATCTGCTAAAGTAAAAGTCATTTGTTGAAAGGGTGCTTTGTCTCCTTCAGGTAATTTAAAGTCAGTTCCAAATTCATCACTATCATTAATTAAGCCAGGTATCTTTAAACCCCAGTCCGATAACAATTCGCTATCCCAATTATTAGCCAACTCATCCCAATCCCAACTTCCTGTATTTGCATTTAATCTTATGTTTAATTCTTTTTCATCCGCTTCGTTTAAATCAACTATTACACATTCAATTTCTTTATAACCTAACTTTTTTAATTCTCTTATCCTAAAATGTCCGCCTACTATAAATCCTGTTTGTTTATTAAAGATAATAGGTTCTACTACTCCAAACTTTTCAAGTGAGCTTTTTAATTGCTTTTCCTGTTCGGCATTACTTTGTCTTGGATTATATGGAGCTGGCTTTAAATCGCTTAACTTTTTTAATTCTATTTTCATCCTTGCCCTTTATAAGTTTTAGTTTTCCTATCTCGTTTACAAATTGATTTCTTTGCCTTACCGACCTTTCGTTTACCGAAAGTTTTTTTAATTGTTATTTCATTCTTTGCCATTTAGTTTAGTATAATATAGAATACTCCGATAAGACTACTTGTATAACAGTCAAAAGTTGGAACTAAAGTTGTGTAAGTAATATAGTTATATTTCATTTTTTTTCTTTTTAACTTCAATTTCTTTAGTTTGGCTTATGGCCCATCTAAGCATATCTAATAAACATTCCTTGCAGTTCGATAGTCCGATAGCTTGTTGCGGGAATTCTTCGTTGTAAACTTCAATAACTGGCTGTAATACATCCATTGAGTTTTGTAAGTGTTCGTTGTTAGCTACCCACATTCTGAATAGTTCAACATTTTCTTTAATGTGATTTAAGTTTTGTGTTTTCATTTTAATTGGTTTTTAAGTTTTATTCTTGCATTCTCGTAAGCTTTTTTTAAGCTGCTACGATTTATTTTAGTTCTTTGTTCCATTCTGTATAATGGTTCTATTTGAGCCATTACAAAAACTTCAATATCATGATCCTGGTTTAGTAACCCATCAAATATACAATTTTTTATTCGTTCAATAGTAATTTCATCTATTGGTAATAGTTCCATTGGTTCTTCAGCAAAGTCCCTTATTTCGTAATTAGCCATTTCGTGAAGGCTTGATGTATTTCCATCAATATGCTGGAGTGTTCGTGTTCGGTTTCTAAATAAGTCTCTTAATCGATATAGTCCGAGAATATAAAGTTTACCATCTATATTATATTTATCTATACTTTCAGGTTTCTCAGCTAATAATTTAAAATAGAGTTCGTGTAACATATCTTCTGCTAAGTACCGGCCATTGTAATACTTTTTACATATCCTTTTGTAATAAGAATAATAGTCCGCGAAGTGTTTATCGATTGTTGATTTGATTGACAAATGTAATTATATTAAATTTATTTTGCAACTTATCATTTTATTTTGTATTTTTGCAATATGAATAATCTTTTATCAGTTAGCGAGTTCGCAACCTTACATTCAGTAAGCCACCAAGCCATTTACTATAAAATTAAAACTAATCAAATAAAATTTATTATGATTGGTAAAACAAAATTTATAGAGAAAACATCAAAATATAAACGCAGAGCAAAAAATAATTGCTTTGATAATCAAGTAGTTACATATAAAAGTAAAAATAAACATTAAATTATTTTGCAGATATTAAAAATAAGTTTACCTTTACAATATATTAATAACTTAAAAAAAAGAAATCATGAAAAAAGAATTAAATTTTAAACAAACAGGTTACGGTCAATGGTCAGTATCAACAATCCATTATGGTAAAGAAATCAAAATGCATTATACTGATGCACAAAATTATGAT